GGCCAGCCGGGCTGGTAGCCCCACACCAGCGTGGCGCTGGCGCTGCACAAGGCGGCCACCGTCAGCAGGTAGATGGCCAGACGGATTGGCAGCCTGGTGCTGCTGCTGGTGCGCACCAGGCGGCAGAAGCCGGTGTAGACCAGCACGCTGCACGCCACGATCCACACCGTGATCATTGGCCACCCCCTTGCGCCCCGCCACGGCTCAGCCTGGCCACCAGCCCATCGAGCACCGCGCGCCAGCCGTCGCCCACCGCGCCGATGCCAAACGCCACCGGCGCCAGCACCTGGTGCGCAGGCAGTTTGTACTGGCTCTCCAGCCACCAGGCGACGGCACCCGTCAGCACCATGGCCGTGGCCACCAGGCGGGCCAGCAGCAGCGCGCCGTGGGCGCGGGTGGCCGTCTCGCTGCGCGACAGCGCCCACAGCGCGCCGGCCAGCGCGGACAGCACGATGACGGCATACGGGCCGGCCGCCGGCCCCAGCAGCGCGATCGCAATGGTGACCAGGCCGACGCTGCCGCCGGAGGTTGGTTCGGGCACGTTCATCTCCGATCAGACGATGGTGCCGCCCTGCAGGGGGCTGGCGGAGTTGCTGATGAGCCAGGTCTCGATCGCCGACACCGTGGGCACGTCCCCAGGCGTGGCCAGGGAGAGTTGCAGCGGGCTACTCCACACCGGCGCCAGGCCTGCGGTATAGGCCTCGGCGGTGGTGAAGCTTTGCACGTCCACGTCCACGGCCGTGAAAGGCTGGCGGGCCTCCAGGCGCTTGACGATGTGGTGCTGCGCCGTGGCGCCGGTGCTGGGCACCGTGAAGGTCTTGCTGATGGGCATGGTGCTGTCGGTCAGGTTAGGCCGTTGAGTTCGATCAGCCAGAGATCAAGCGCGCCCAGCCGTTCGGTGGGGCTCTCGGCATCGCCGGCTGCCTGGTTGTTGATGCGCCGGCGCAGGTCGTAGTCGCGAATCACGCTGCCGGTGCCGAGCCGGAAGGTGCTCATTTCGTACAGAGAGTCCACCAGCGATGCGTGCGGGAAGCTGCGCACGCGGTAGTCCACCGCGCGGCCCAGCACTCCCGGCACGGTGATGCTCTCGCTGTAGGTGGCTGTGGCGCCGCTGGTGGCCCAGCTCACGCGGGATGCCACCAGCATGGGTGCGCGGGTGAGATCGCCCACCAGGTTGCCCGAGGCGTCATAGATTGCCCCGCCCCAGGTGCCGCCCAACGACGTGGGGAAGCCAAACACGAAGACTTCGGCAAGGTACTGGGTGAAGAAGCCCTGGGCGTTGGTGCTGGTGTCGCGAAAGCTGACCTTGATGGTCCAGGTGCTGCCGGCCTGGCTGTAGCTGATGATCGTGCCGCGCTTGGTGCTGTCCAGCTTGAGCACGGGCAGGATCTGGCCCGAGTAGGTGAACGTGTACAGGCTGTAGCCGCCCAGCGTGGTGGTGGGCGCCACCACCGAGCCGCTGAGCGTGGCCTTGCCCAGGTAGACCGGGAAGTAGGTCTCGCTGCTGAGCACCAGCTCGCCGGACGGATTGACGATCTGCAGTCCGTAGGCCATCAGAACACCGCCAGGATGAAGCTGCGCGCGTTGGTGCGCGTGGCCACGGTTACCACCGGGTAGCCGCTGGCCGTGCTGATCGTGACGCCTATGTCATTGCTGTCGAACTCAACACCGCTGGCGGGCAAGACTTGCATGGTGCGGCCGGCAAAGCCTGGATAGCTGAGGGTGGTGCCGGTGCTGTAGGTGAAATAGCCCACCACCACCCCGCCCTTGGCCGTGGTGGTGTCGAACACCAAATTGCCCGATGCGTCCCAGACGCGCAGACCGTGGGCCATCAGGCGCTCAGATCGCCGAACTGCAGGCGCTTGACGTTGGAGGCGTCGAACACCTTGGTGTAGTTGCTGGCGATCTCTTGCCGGGCGCCGCTGGTGGCTGTGCGCAAGAGGCCAATGGTGCCGGTGATAGCGTCCAGCTGGCTCACCGCCAGCTTGTTGGCCGCTACCGAGCCGGTGACCAGCAAGTTGCCATCGACCAGTGCCGCCCAGCTCTGCCAGGCCGAGCCGTCAAAAAACTTGGTCTGGGTGTAGCCCACGCTGGCGTTGTACAGGGTCACCCGGTCCAGGATCACAGGCCCGCCGCTGTACCCCGCGGCCGAGATTGCGGTGTTGGCCTCGCTGTCGCTCCAGCTGCTGCCGCTGATCGAGCGGCTGGCCTCGATGCTGCCGCGCTGGCCTTGCGGGCCGGTGGCACCAGTCGGCCCCGTGGGGCCAGTGGGCCCAGTGGCACCGGTGGGGCCTGTTGCCCCCGTGGGGCCAGTGCTACCCGCAGTGCCCTGGGGCCCGGTGCCGCCGGTCGGGCCAGCGGGCCCGGTGCTCCCAACCGGCCCCGTTGAGCCCACTGGGCCAGCCTTGGCCTTGCTCAAACTGAACCGCTTGGTGATGGCGGTATAGCCCGAGCGCGCGGCCGTGATGTCCACATACCCCGTGTCCACGCCAGCACTCATGCTGTCAATGCTGATGGTGGCGCCCACCTTGGTGGAGCTGACGCCCGACGAGTCCACCTTGCTGAACGTCCAATTGCTGGTGTCGTCGGTCAGGCCCAGGTACACGAACATGACGGTCGAGTTGCCCGCGTAGCTGGTGATGGCGCCGCTGGCATCGGCCGAGAACACCGCAGCCTCATTGGTGAGAAAGCTGCTGACAGCCGGCTGGCCAGCGGCACCGGTGCTGCCCGCCGGCCCGGTGGAGCCCGTCGGACCTGTGGGACCAGCAGGCCCCGTGGGGCCGGTAGGCCCGGTGGGGCCAGACGGTCCGGTGGGGCCGGTGTTGCCCGTGGGGCCTGCACTGCCCGCAGGGCCCTGCGGCCCGGCGCTACCACCGCTGCCCGCAGGCCCGGTGGCACCAGTGGCGCCGGCCGCGCCCGCCTTGGCCTTGGCCACGCTGAACGTCTTGTCCACCACCACACCCAGCGCCACGGCGCGCAGCACCATGGTGCCCACATCGGTGGCGCAACCACTGATGCTGTACACGCCCGAACCGTTGATGGCAGCACCAGACACACCGGCCGTGCTGAGCACGCTGTATGTGACGCCGGCCGTCAGCTCGGTTGTGCTGTTGAACACCTTGAACGTGCCGCCGGCTGCGCTGTAGCTTCCGCCGCTGCCGTCGCTGGCGGTGGCCACGGTGGCGGCTTCGTTGGTGAGGTAGCCGGTCACCAGCAGCGGCGGCGGCTCGGCCACCTTGTGCGCTTTTTGGTAGCTCCAGGCCCCGCGCACGGACTGGGCCGTTTTGATGGCACGGATGCGGAACAGGTACCAGACACCGGTGCGCAGGCTGGGGATGGTGGCCGATGTTGCCGCGCCCTTCTCCACCCAGCTGGGCCAATCGCCGGCCGGCAGGGCACCCACAGCCTCGGTGTACTGCACTTCGATCTCGCCACCCACGCGCACGGCCTGGTTGACTGCCGGGTTCCAGGCAATCTGCGTGCGCGTGAGCGCGCTGCCATCGGTGAGCGCGGTTGTGCCGCTGGTCACGCTGGTGATGGTGAGCGTCTCCACCTGGCTGATCGACGGCAGGCCGCTGTTGGGCGCTGGGTCACGCCCCACCAGCTCGGTAACGGGGTTGAAGATATCGGCCGAGATCTCGGCCAGCTGCAGGCGCACGCCCTCGGTGGGATGCCAGCGCCAGCCGATCACTTCGGCCGTCTTGCCCAGCGCGGCCGTCATGCCGTAGCGCGGCAGCTGGAGCGTTCCCACATCGAACATCTCGCACCGGTAGGCCAGAAGATTGCATTGGGCCTCGATGCGCAGCGATGCCTGGTTTTCGCGGATCACCACGGTGGCCAGGTGCTGGGCGTGTGCAATGTGGTTCACGCCTGGCTGATCCACCTCGGCCGCGTACTCACCCTCAGCGGCTATCAGCGCGCCGTCTTGCACTGCCGGGTAGGGCAGCGCTTGGTAGCGCTGGTCTGGGTCCACACAGGTACCCGACACGCGGTTGATCTTTTGATCGCGCACCACCCCGTTGCTCATGCGGATGACCGCGTCCGGCGGCAGATTGCCCTTGGCGTCCACGCGCAGGGCCAGCCAGTCGGGCGTGAGCGTGAACACCGAGCTGGCCATGGCCCCGGCGCGCATGCGCCAGATGCCACCGGCCCAGCCAGCATTGCCGGCCATGGCGTCCAGGATCATGCCCATGTTGGTGGGCGGGGCCTCGGCCGTGCTCAGCACAACCCCACAGCGGTAGCGCGGCAGGGTAACGGTGCTGGTGCTGCCATCGGCCTTGCGCATGGTGAAGGTGGTGGACACGTCGCAGGCGTTGGCCGCAGCCTCGATGTCGCCGGCATGCACCTCAGCACCGGGCAGGCCGTAGCCGTTGGCGTGGGTGGCGTAGAACAGGGCGTGCAGCGCCGGGTTCTCGGTCCAGGCGGTGGTGCCGGTGCGAGGGTCATAGCACTTGGCGCCGCGGAACAGGGCTGTGACGTTGGGGCGCCCCTGGGGGTAGATGTCCGGGTCAAAGTCCACGTCCACCACGGCCACGGCCATGCCCTCGAACCTGTCGCTGGCAGTGATCTTGCCGGGGTAGTCGGCCGCG